CTTGGTGGTCTTTATAGTATACTATATCACAACCACATAATAAAGCTTCATGTGTTACTCTACAACCTCCTTCAGATTTAGACCCAATATATAATACTTTAGAATTATTATACAACCAGTTTATAGTTTGAGGTGAAACACCTAAAAATCCTAATTCAGGAGATAATCTTAATAGTGTTATATTTTTTCGTTCCTCATAATTAAATAGTTCTTCATATTGCTTTACTATATCTAAATCATATTTTTCAGGGATGTTAGCTTCCATTTCTGAAACTGGGATTATTATTAATGTTTTAGGATATATTTTCTTATCATTTAATTTTCTTACAGCCTGTAATAAAGAAGGTACATTTTTAATTTTTATAGCTCTACTTATACTTATTATATCATAAAATCTATCTTTAATACCCATATTTTTATAGTCACTTAACAAAAAATTTCTATCCATAAGATCTATTTTTTGGGTAGAACCATTATCTGGGTAATTGAGGGCTGTAGGTGAAGCTAAAGTAAAATCAATAATAGAAGGAAAATTTTGTAAATTACCAAAATATGTTCCTTGATTCCATCCTAAATAATAATATTCTTTTAATTCTTGTATACTAGATAAAGCATTATCTAATAAAAAGGGCCATTCTTTATGAGTAAATACTATGATACCTTTACTATCGAGTGTTGGGTTTTTAAATATATGAGCCATTAAATATACATTTTACCCCATTTATCCTTACTCATTTGAATACGTTGAGGATGGTTTTCAAAATAATAATTAGTATAAGTGTAACGTGTACCTCCTTGTATATTAGCACCCCTATGAATAAAAGATGTATCTGCAAATATTACTGTTCCTTTTTTACCTATAACTTTAAAAGGAGTGAAATCATTTTCTTTACAAAATGAGTTTATACTTTTATCTTCATATCTAGTTGCTCTTCCAATCCCATCTCTAGTAGATAAATCATATTGATTTGATGAAGGAAGGAATAAATAGGGACCATTTTCTTCTTCAACATCTGATAAGTATACTAAAGTTTTAATTTGTTTAGCTCTATTATCTCTATGCCATCCACCTCCACTGTTAGTAATTTGTTTGGGGTTATGTTTAACTTTTCCGCCTAAAACAAAATGACTATTAATTTCTTGACCAAAATAAGAACTACATACTTCTAATAATAAAGGATCATTTGCAAATTCTTTAGCTGTATTATAATGGTTTTCCATTTTAAATAATCTAAAATCACCTGATGTTCCCTCATGGGAAGAGGATTGTATCTTAGATTTATATTTAATCAAACCCTCTTCTATATCTTCAACAGCTTGATCACAAAATTCAGGTGTAAAGTAATCTTCAACTACACATATGCCTACATTATTTAAATTATTTAATATATGTTCTTTCATATTTTTACAAAGTATCGTAATAATTATTTTGTTTTTCTTGTCTTTTAATGTCTTTAGGGTGGTATAAAGCCACACCTTCTTCAGCAGGAAGAGTAGCGTAAGTTCTAAATCCTTCTAATTTTTCATGGACTTTATTTACCCATTTAATCTCTGGTTTATTTTTCCAAATTCTCCATTGATAGTCTGGCCAGTTAACCCATCCTTTTTCATTTACATTCCATCTCCATTTATTAATATGTTCTTGAGTTAACCCCTCTACTGTATTAATTCTAGGAACTAAATAAACTTCATTGTTTGGGTTTGCTTCTAAGATTAAAGGTAAATTGTTTATTAGAGATTCGTCTGGGGTTTCATCTGCATCTATTTGGAAAATATAATCCCCAATACATAGATCCTTTAAATAATTTTTCCAATCAGCAAAATGGTTTTTAAATGTCTTAGAGGTTAATTTAATATATTCATGTTTTCGTAATTCTATTAAATATTCCCATACTTCTGCTGTGCCAGATTTTTTATCAAACAATACTACTATTTCATCTTCTTCTCTAATATTTAATAAAAGAAATGAAAGTAACTTTTGAATTTCTTCGTATTCGTTACAGACTGTTATTGCATAACTTATTCTCATATAATTTTATTATTTTGGTAATACCCCAATATATGATAAAGCATCCATAAAGTCACGTTCTCTAAAATTTTCAACAGTGGACATATCAACTCTAAAACTTTCTCCATTATATTTTTCTTTTTCATCTTCCTTAACAGGAATTGATTTTACAGCTGACCAACACCAATTATCTCTTGATACCCCATTTGCAAATACCATACCTTGCTCTTTTATATTAACGGTAGTAGGCATCCAAATTTTACCAGTATCTTCTTCTTCATCCATTAATACCTTATATAATTCAGGTAATATTTCAAATTGTTCATTAAAAAAATCTGATCCCTTAGTCATTACAGAATTAGATTGGAACCCACAACCATAACATAATTCTATATTGATATCTTTTGTAACTTCTTGTTTGTAGCAAGCATTAGAACCACAGCGAGTACATATTCTCAATTCATCAAAATTCATAATTAATTATTTTTTTTTAAAGTTGGTAAAGTTAATTTAGGTATATTTCCGTATTTTTTCTTTAAAGTGGGAATATTTAAATCCATTTGTTTTGGAAATTCTGGGATATTAGCTTCTAAAATATTATTTATCAGTTTTTTCATTCCATCAAAACTAAAATTAGAGGCAGAATATTTAGCTTGCTGTTTAGATTTAACTTTAAATTTTTTATAATTTTGATACATATCTTGAAATGAATGACCTACATGAGATGAACTTACTTTAAACCATTGTGATTCAGGTATTAACCATTGATTTGCTGCACTTTTATGAACGGGTTCTAATTCACCAGGTAAAAGTGTAGTAAAATTTTTATTTAAAAAATCTGTATGACCTGAAAAGTTAGTTGCTATAATAGGTTTACCTGTTAAGCTAAATTCTAATAAAGGTCTTCCAAATCCTTCTCCTTTAGTTAAACTAACCATAGATTTGATTTTTGAATGGTTATATAATTCATTCATTTCACTATTATTAAATTCTCCACTAATTAAATATATATTAGGTAAGTCTGTTGAATTAACACTTTTTCTAATATCTTTAATTTTTTTAAGGATAGTATCTCTTCCCATATAAGAATCTACTCCTATGGAAGTTTTTAGAATTAATCCAGGTTTAGTTTTTTTATTTTTAAATATTTCAAAAAAGGCTTTAATTAAAAACCCTACATTTTTTCTATCATGTCCTATTTCTCCTTGCATCCAATGACCTACAAATAAATAATTAAAATTTTCTTTAATATTACTTAAATCTATAGTATTTTTTGATTTAATAGGTTTATAAACATCTAAATCTGCTCCTTCAAATACAACATGCATGGGTTTAACTAAAGTTACTTTACCTATAAGTTGATTTGTATTTTTATCTTTTTTTTCAAAAGCCATAGATTTAAATACTTCCTTTGTATGCTTTGAAGAGCCCCAATTCATATCCATTCTATTTAATCCTTCTACCCATTCAGGTTTACAAGCTGTAGATTCTATACCTGCGGTACATCCAATATTATATTTCCCCACGGCTTGAAACTCGTTTGGGATTGTAATTTGCATCCAAATATCAGGTTGGGTTTTATTCCAATCTTGTGAAACTTTATAATTTAATAAAAATTCCCATTCAGGGTGATCTTTACAAAAACCCCATGCAGTTGCTCCCCACCTTTGTGGTAAAAGTTGAACATTATATTTATCTAATTCAATAATAGCTTTAACTATATCTCTTGATCTTGCCCCATATCCTGAGTAGGTATCGAAAGGGCAACTTATAACAAATCTTGGTTTATTCATTAATATATTATTTTATGATTTAAAAATTTACCTTTATACTCATTAGTATTAATTACTTCATATTTTTCTCTTGGTTTCCAAGTATCAAATAAGGTATTGAAAGTTTTCATAAAGGTATTTGCTTGATGTTTTACAGTAAATCCTGCTTCATTACTCATAGCCCATTCTCTACCTTTTAATCCTCTAGATTTACGTTCTTTATCACTTAAAGAATATACTTCTTTAATTTTCTCACATACATCTTCCCAAGCACATCTATCATCATAGATATAGGGTGTTTGAGGTGAACCTTGAACTGATCTTGAAGTTGGAAAAACGGGAAATGCCCATTCACCATGTTTTTTATATGTTCCTCTATGGTTAGATGGAATATTACTATCAGGTGTAAACCATTTTCCATTTTTATCTTCAAACCTCATTTGATCTTGCATACCTCCAGTTACATTAGCTATTATAGGTGTACCAGAAAGTAAAGCTTCAGTTATAGATAACCCCCACCCTTCATTAGATGTTAATAATATTTGAACATCAGCTGCATTATATAAGTAGTTTAATTGTTGTTGGGTTAATTTATTAGTAGAAAAAACTACACAATCATGATATTTTTCCCCAAATAAGTATTCATGTACTACTGATAGGTCTGTTCCTGCTTCTGTTAATAATTCAGTATGTAAAATAAATTTACATTGTAATGCTTCTTCTAGGGGTAAACTATCTAAAAAGGATCTAAATGCTAAAAGTGCATCTGGGATTTGTTTTCTCCTAATATTACGTGAATTAAAAAACATAGTAAATTTAGGTTTTCCTTTAGGAAATAACTGTTTTTTAAAATCTTTAAATCCTTTATCTTCTTTATCTAATGGAAAATATACTTCTGGGTTTAATCCATGTGGTAAGTATTGAAAAATTCTATTTTTTTCTCTATCCTTTAATACTAATTTATTTATATTAACAGTCTGCTTAGATATACCCATTAATAAATCACATGCCTCATAATAAGGTCTATTGTACATAGGTGCAGGATAGTCATCCCATATATTTAGATAAGTAATTGGGATATTTTTTCTAATTTCTTGTTCCATATTAAATACCCAAGTAAAATATCTAGGATCTGTAAATAACATTATAGCATCAGGTTTTTCTATTTTTATTACTTCCCTAAGAATATCAGGTGTTCCATATCCATCTTGGGGGTATAACCTAACATAAGAATCTTCAATTTTTTGCTGTTTATTTACCTCAGAACTTAAATCAAATAACTTTCCTTTATCCGGGTGTTTTATAGCTCCTCCCATTTGTACCCAATTAAAATGGTGAGAAGTATGTAATACAATTTCCTTTGCTACTGTTGCTACCCCAGAATGAACTCTGATATCATCACAAATAAGTAAGATTTTCTTCCTGTCTTTTAAAGGAAGATGTTTAAAATTTTGTTTCATTTAAAATATGATTTATAGTTCAAGATTTGTTTGATTGGTAATTGCTTTACGATAATCTTCATCTGTAAGATACAAATAAATAGCTCGGTCAGCAAGTTTTTGGAATGAAAACTTTCGTTTTACACACTCAATCTTAAAATTCTCAAATAAATCACTTTTAATTTTAACACTTGTTAGTGTCATGTCTTTTTTTGCACTCATAGTCTTTATTTTAATAACATTATTTTATATACATATATTAGGAGTTTAGTAAATTATACCTTCTCCACAATTTTCTTTATCTTCTTTATAGGGACAAAAATTACAATTCCATTTTGATGGGGATTTTGGGTAAGTTTTTTCTTTTATTTCCCCACTAGATGAAAAACACTCATTAATAAAATTATTAATTGCTAATTTTGCTCTTCCTAATTTAATTTTTCCACTTGGAGGGATAAATTGTTGAACCCTATATGCTTGGTAAGGTGACATTATATTTTCGTCATCTATATCTAACACTTTTCTTTTTAATATCATAAACTCAATTTCAATCTTATCTAATGGTATCCCATATTGTTCAGAAAAATATTGTTTATACAGTAATAATTGATATTGTTTATCTTCATCTTTTTTAGCATAATCATTCCACCCACTAGTACTGGTTTTAATGTCGATTATCTTAAATGTCTCTGTTGCTTCATGGTATGTGACAACATCAAGATACCCCATATATAATACGTTATTTAACATTTTATTTGGTGCTACTACAATAGGTATTTCACAACCAACTAAATAGGTACCTTTTTTGCTAAAATATCTGCTACGTTTTTTCTTGAACCATTCTAAAATAGCAACCCCATCTTCAAAAAACTCTCTCATTTCCACGGCATCAGAAAAATGAGAATCATTATTCTTTTTATACTGTACTTCGTATTCACTTATATATCTATCTTGGAAATCTTCTTTTAAGTTTATATCTCTATCGGCGGCAGCAAATGATTTTTCATAAGCATAATCTAAATAATATTGCATTGATTCATGCATAGCAGTTCCAAATACAGTATGAATAGAAGACGTAAATCGTTTGATTTTATCTTTATACTGAAGTTTCCATCTATGAGGACACCCTCTAAATATGGACATCTGGGAATAAGATATATTCTTTTGATAAGCATAATTAATGGGTGATGGAGGATTATTTCTAATCTCCTTTACTATTTTTGGGATTTTCTTTGCCAAACTATTTTTTCCATTTGTCGCGACCTACTAAAAGACCGATTATGCCATAATTGGCTATATCAATAAATGTATCTTGCATACCTTCGCCTTCAACAAATGATCTACCATTAATCAATAAATTTTTTAAACGTGATATTTTGTCAGTTAATCTAATACATAATCCAGTTAGTGAAAATTGTTTATCATCGCTGTTATTAACGATATCTCCACCTAAAGCAATATTATTTAACCCATAATCCATATGTTTACGAGCAAACATTTCATACATTTCATCTTGTATGTTTTGAAATTCGTTTGATAAATCTGGATATTCTTCTTCAAAAATAGTTATGATTTGGTTTGCTTCATCATCCATAAATTCTTGGATTTTTTTACTTGGATATTTAGAATCCATAATTTCTCTATCACTCATATCTGTAAAGTATTTTTTAACTGAATCACCCATTGATTTGACTTTTATCATCAAAGTATTTAGATAGAGCAGATAATCTATCATCTGCATCTACTAACATAGTAAGTGCTTCTTCTGCATTCTTATAAAAATCTCCGGTGGAATGATCTCCGATACCAACTGCTCTATCACCTAATAATTCAAGTGATAACAGTGCTTTTGCTTTGTCTGCTTCTGCAGATGTACGTAACATTTTTACTAATTTGTTCATTTTAATAATGGTTTTATTTCTTTTGTATTTAATCCTCTTTTATATAATATACGACTAATTTCTGTGGTAGCCAATATATTTATATATTCTTTTGATTCTTTACTTGAACATTGAAAATAATCTTTAATATGGTCTATTAAATCTTTATTAGGTTGTTTTACCTTAGATTTAACATATTTACTCCATTTATTATTTTTAGGAAT